ATCTCGCAAAACTTCCTGAGAAAAAGACCAAGTCATTTGAAGTTCCAACAATGGAATCAGAATTGGCCGTAGCAGAAGAAGAAAATGTTGTTACAGTTGATGAAAAGCAAGAAGAAAAAGAAGTAAAAGCTGAAGGCTCTTTTGAGCAGCTTTTCGTAGATGCCTTAATGGGCAGACGTAAACTCTAATAATCTAATAAGGAGATAATAAAATGAGTTTAGCAAAATTTCGTAAGGTACATGCCAAGACAGGCGCCGGTCGTTTCGTAGTTTCTGAGGGCGTTGCTCCAGCAGCTTACTTGCTTCCACATCCTGGCTTGCCAACATGGTACTACGATTCAGAAGATGACCGCTTTGAAATTGTTCTTACAAAGGGAACAATTCTCTCAGTAGTCGCAGACGCCAACGGTGATGCAAGAGTTGTTCCAGCTAACGGAACAAGCTCTGCAGTAACTTGGGGCGATACAATGAGCGGTTGGGATCCACTAGATGGCGCCACACCAAGCTCAACATCTGGCTCAACTGACACAATTCAAGTTGAACTAAGATCAATTCCAGTAGGCTGTGCACAGTATGACCTTTATCGTCCATTCGATAAGGGCACATCACAGGGCGCAGGCTTCATTACTCATGGTTATGTTGAGTATCCAATGGTTGATGGCGTTAACGCCGATGTAACAGTTGGCTCACTAATCAAGGCAGACCACATGGGTCGTCCAGTTGCTCTTTCAAAGAGCGATGCAGGCAGCTACCCATGGTTGCAGGTAGGTAAGGTAGTCGAGGTCGAGAAGTTTGCTACAAACTTTGACGATGGCCTCCTCTCCTACATGCAGTTGCCATCAGATCCAGGTGCACTAAAGACAGTATTTGAGCTCACACGCTCAGGTACCTACAGTGGTAAGCTCGGTATCCGCGCTAACCTGGACGTCAACAATGTCATTGGCGCATTCCGCGTCAATTTGACCCTATAAAGAAAGATAACAGGAGGAAAATCCTAAGATGAGTAAGACAATCCAAGAACTCCTCTCTGGGCTCCCAGCTTGGGAAGCTGCATTATCTGAGGACGGGTACATCGACGGAGAAAACAGGGTAACAATTAAAGAAGCTTTTGCATCATCCGATGCCGCAGCGTTGTTTCCAAAAGTTATCTCTCGTACCTTGAAGGAAGCTGCAGAACCACAATTGTTGGTTACGCCTCTCCTTTCCACAGTTCGCCTTGGTAAAGGGCGTTCTTTGGAGTTCCCAGCAGTTAATGCAATTCAAGCTGCCGAGATTCCAGAAGGACAAGAATACCCAGAGCAAGCCCTCGCATTTGCCAAGCAGGTGGAAGGAAAGGTCTCCAAGAAGGGTGTCAAGCTAGCTTTCACAGAAGAAGTTATTGCTGACTCACTTTGGGATATCGTAGGCCTCCATGTTCGCGCTGCTGGCCGTGCAATGGCTCGTTTGAAGGAACAAATTGCCCTTAGTCGCTTTAAGGACGCTGCAACAATCGTCTTTGACAACGACAATACACCAACCTATAGCCAGACAACTGGCCGTGGTATTGACGGTGCTCTAAACAACACAGTCACATGGGATGATATCGTAGATATGGCAGCCGTTCTTATGGCTGAGAACCATGTTCCAACAGATTTCATTCTCCACCCACTAATGTGGTCGATCTTCCTCAAGGATAGCATCTTCCACTCGGGCTCCGCAGCTGCAGTCAATACAAGCTGGGGTTACCGTCCACAATCAGCAGAAGGCGCTCTTAACGCTACAGCCCCAATGGGCCTCAACGTTATCGTCTCACCATTCGTTAGCTTCACAGCTAAGAGCGGTGCAACTGCTGCCAAGTCGGACCTCTTCCTCATTGATCGCAACGAAGTCGGAACACTCCTCGTCAAGGAAGACATGAGCACAGATCAGTTTGATGATCCAAGCCGTGACATCCGCGCAATGAAGATGAAGGAGCGCTACGATATCGTAATGCTCGGTGACGGTGAAGGCATAACAGTTGCTAAGAACGTCAGACTAACTCGTAACTACGAGGTAGAGGTCACAAATAACGTGACACTCTAATCTTAGGGTAGTTATAGTTACAACCCTAGACGGAGGGCGTGAGAGAAATCTCCGCCCTCCGTTTTGGTATTTAGGGACAAGTTATTACTATAGTATTTAGTTATTGATTTGGAGATTCTAAGTGGCGCTATATCTTATCGACCAAGCTACAGTTGGATGTTATTCAGTTTCAATTAAATTTGGCAGGACTGTAAAAATATCATCATTAAAGAACGAAAACTTTAGTGTAGTAACAGCAGCTTCTACTCCGGTTGAAGTATCTGCACCATTTAATGCGATTAATTCAATAAAAGATTATAATCAAATATCAAGAATACTAACTCTTTACTGGAGAACAACAGAGCTACAAGAAAATACAGACTATTGTATTGTTGTTGAGAATTTAGTAGACGCTTCTGGAAATATAGTTAATACAGAAGAGATTGAATTTACCTGGGCTAACTGTGGAGCTACTCCAAACGCAATTGAAGTAGACGACCCGGGCCTTGTTCCAGTTCTAATTGAAGACAAATCAATTAAGCCAGATATTGATGTAAGTTATTCAATAATAGCAAAGAATCCTAATTTCTATATTGAAGAAACAATTCCTTCTGACGGAGAATTCTATCTTGCTAATGACTATAATGATGGCAGAGTAATAATAGTCTTCAATGAGAGACCAGCTTCAAACTTTTTATCGAATAGATATTTTGCCTGCCAAAGAAAAAAAATTCAGAAAGCTCCTTCTCGTTGGGAGACAGTAGTAGCAGAAATTAAAATGCATTCTTGGAAACCAGAAGTATATGTTGATTTTCCATCTTTAAATGATGCAACTCCTTCATATTTTACATCTGGAAAAGATTATTTTGAAAAAGGTTATAAATATAGAATAAAGATATCTAAGGATATCGGAATATAATGGCTAATTTTGTTTACAAAAAAGCAAAAGAAGCTTTTCTAAACGGCGATATTGATGTAATAAACGATCAATTAAAAGTTCTTTTATTAAAAAGTTCAGAGTATACAGCCAATCAAAATACGGATGAATTTGTCAGTCAAATACCATCCAATGCAATAGTGAGAAGATCTGAAGCGATTTCAAGCAAAAGCAGCTCTAATGGAATATTTGATGCAGACAATGTAACTATTGCCGGATACGATGGCTCGGCATTTGAGGCTATTGCCCTATATCAGTATAAGCCATCAGACTCAGAAGCAAGATTAATATTTTATATTGATACTTCAGATGGTCTACCATTTGTGGGTTTAAATACAGTTAGTTCCGTTACTATATTCTGGAACGACGGCGTATCAAAAATTCTTTCATTATAGGAAAAAAAAATGCCATCTCAATATCCAGCAGCTTTAGACAACCTAATTAATCCCACCGCAAGTGATACATTAAACTCCGTTACTGTTCCTCACCATCTTCAGCATACTAATGCCAACGATGCGCTAGAAGCTATACAAACAGTTCTTGGAATTAATCCAGCTGGTAGTCATTTAACAGTTAAGGATAGAATAGCGGCGGCAGAAAGCGATATTTTAAATCAATCAGTATTAAATGGTTTAACAGATGTTACTATAAACTCGGTAGCAACTGGTCAAGTTTTGCGTTATAACGGCGCAGCTTGGGTTAATTATGATGAAGAAAATTTAGTAGACGGAGGGAACTTCTAGACATGGCAAATACACTAAGGATTAAAAGGAGAACGTCTGGCACAGCTGACGCACCATCTAGTCTAGAAAATGCTGAGCTAGCTTTTAATGAAGTTGGAGATGTTCTTTATTATGGTAAGGGCACAGGCGGAGCAGGTGGCACAGCAACTACAGTTATACCAATTGCCGGATCCGGTGCATTTGCAACCTTAACAAGTAATCAAACAATTTCTGGCGATAAAACTTTTACAGGAATAATAGCAGTTCCAGCTCCATCTGCAAACACACATGCCACGACAAAATTGTATGTAGATCAATTAATCGCAAATGTTAACTCCAATATTAGTGCAGTTGCAACTTCTTTTAACGTTGCTGGTGACTCTGGATCAAATACAACAATAACTTCTGGTTCCGATACACTGACCATATCAGGTGGAATAGGTCTTACATCTGTAGTAACTACAGATACTATTACCATTGATCTTGATAATACAGCTGTTACCAGTGGATCATACGGTAATGCAAGTCATATTCCAAGCTTTACTGTTGACGCACAAGGTCGCTTAACTGCAGCATCGACAAATGCAGTTTTGATTGATCTTGGTACGCATACTAATGGCAACTATGTAGGTTCAGTATCTGCAGGTACAGGTATTTCCGTATCTAATTCTGGAGCAGAAGGCGGAACTTATACCGTAACCAACGAAGGTGTTCTTTCTGTAACAGGAACAAATAATCAAATCGTAGCTTCCGCAGCAAACGGAAATGTAACATTTTCACTAACTAATGATGTAACTATACCAAACAATTTAACAGTTACTGGCGACTTATTGGTTCAGGGTAATACGACTA